AAGGTATGAGCATGGCTAAAGACGGCATGAAACGTCCTACGCCTATGGCTGATACATCTATGGGCGGTATGGGTGGTATGGGCATGAAAAAAGGCGGCATGCCTATGAAGATGAAAGACGGCAAAAAAGTGCCTATCTTTATGAATAAAGGTGGTGGCATGGCTAAAGGTGGCGGCATTGAGTCCAAGGGTAAAACCAAAGGCAAGATGATCACTATGAAGCACGGCGGCAAAGCCTAATAAGGAGCTAATATGGCTGATTACAATGCTGGCGCAGGGCGAGGCAAGCAGGGCGGCCCTACAGCTAAAGAACTTGCTGATTACGAGCGTAAACAAGACGCTGGTATTTACACTGTTGAAAAAGGTAAGCCTCCACAGGATAAAGACGGCGCATCCGTCCCTATGAAGAAACTATCTAAAGGTGGTTCAGCTTCTAGTCGCGCTGATGGCTGCGCCGTTCGCGGAAAGACAAAGGCTTAATTATGAGAGCAAGCCGTGGCATGGGTGACATTTCCCCTTCTAAAATGCCCAAAGGCGTTAAGAAAGCCCGGCGGGACGACACTGACTTTACCCAGTATAAAGAGGGTGGGAAAGTAAAATCTAAAGTAAACGAGGCGGGTAACTACACCAAGCCTAGTTTACGTAAACGGATTTTCAACAGCGTAAAAGCTGCGGCAATTGTTGGTACGGGCGCAGGTCAGTGGAGTGCAAGAAAAGCGCAGGTTATGGCTAAACGGTATAAAGCCGCAGGTGGTGGCTACCGTGATTAAAGCCCCACAGCAATCCCTGAAAAACTGGGGCAAACAAGATTGGACAACCAAAAGTGGTAAAAAATCTTCTGACACTGGTGAACGATATCTTCCAAAAGCTGCGATCAAAAGTCTCAGCTCTAGTGAGTACGCTGCGACGACCAAAGCCAAGCGAGCCGGAAAAGCCGCCGGCAAACAATTCGTAGCTCAACCTAAAACAATTGCAAAGAAAACGGCAGGATTTAGATAATGGCTAGCACTTCAGGAACCTCCGCATTTAACCTAGACTTTAACGATATCGTTGAAGAAGCGTATGAGCGGGCGGGTATTGAGGTTCGTACTGGCTATGAGTTTCGTACCGCACGCCGGTCCTTCAATATGCTTACGATTGAATGGGCTAACCGTGGCATCAATTTATGGACTATTGAGCAAGGCCAATTCGTAATGAACACTGGGCAGGGCGTCTATGCTTTGCCTAATACTACGATTGATCTGTTGGATCAAGTTATCCGTACACAGGCGACTACGATCAACCAGATCGATATCAACATTAGCCGCATCTCTGAATCAACGTGGTCAACGCTGCCAAACAAGTTGGCCCAAGGCCGTCCTATTCAGATGTGGATTAACCGGCAATCCAACCAAAGCTATTTGTCTACGGCAACTGTAGCGGCAACGGTAGCGGCAACAGACACGACTATTACTCTTAGTTCTACTACAAACCTACCCGCAACAGGATTTATCACAATTGATTCAGAAACAATCTTCTACGCTAACGTCAGCGGTAATCAACTACTTAATTGTTATCGTGGTCAGTACAATGGCAGCACTAATACAACTGCCGCATCTCACGCAATTAGCGCTACCGTAACGGTTAATAACCTCACGTGTGTGAACGTGTGGCCTACGCCCAATGCCCCTGGGGATCAATATGTGTTTGTCTACTGGCGCATGCGCCGCATGCAAGACGCTGGCAACGGCGTTAACGTGCAAGACATCCCATTCCGGCTAATTCCATGCGTAGTGGCTGGTCTAGCCTATTATGTTGGTTCTAAGCGCGCTGACGTGCCTATGGAGCGTATTATGATGCTTAAAGCGGCTTATGAAGAACAGTGGACGTTAGCGTCGCAGGAAGACCGCGAGAAGGCCCCTGCTCGTTATGTTCCAAGACAGTCGTTCTACAGGTGATGTATGTCAAGTAGATACGCTTCAGGCAAAAATAGTATTGCAGAGTGCGATAGGTGTGGTCAGCGGTACATGCTTAAAAACCTGAAGAAAGAAATTATTAAGACACGCTTGTTCAACATAAAAGTGTGTCCTGAGTGTTGGGACCCTGATCAACCTCAACTACAGTTGGGTATGTACCCCGTGGATGATCCACAAGCTGTACGAGAGCCGCGTCCTGATGTAAGCTATACACAGTCGGGAACTAGCGGATTGCAGATTATATTAACTAACAGTACAGCTCCTGATGGGTTTGGATATCCAGAGGGCGGTAGCAGGGTGTTTCAATGGGGCTGGTATCCGGTTGGCGGAGCTAGTAATTTTGATGTGGCATTGACTCCAAACTACTTGGTGGCAACGACAAATGTTGGTACAGTAACAATATCTTAGGAGCTTAAAATGAATGATATGAAACAGGATAAAAAAATGGTGGCTGGTGCTGTACATAAGCACGAAAAAAAGCTGCATCCCGGCAAGCCTATGACTAAATTAGCCAAAGGTGGCAAGACCAACGCTAACATGAAGGCTATGGGTCGTGGTCTGGCTAAAGTTGCTAATCAAAAGCGAGGTTAATTATGGCCACGTTCAGCAAAAAAGTAATGGGCAAAGAAGTTGGTGATGCCAAGGTCTATGCGCCTCCACACACTATGACGGGCAAGCCTGTTAAAGCTGTTTCTAATTCTCGCCCTGACCGAAGCGATGCGTCTACAGTCAATATGTCTGTTGCTGGCATTAACCGCAGGTCAGCACCAGAAGCTAAAACAACTGGTATCGTTACCCGTGGTAACGGCGCGGCAACTAAAGGCACAATTGCTAGAGGCCCGATGGCATGAATTACACCGAACTCAGTAGCGCTATTCAAGCGTATACAGAGAACACGGAGACAAACTTCGTGGCGGAGATTCCTGTCTTTGTGATGCAGACTGAGCAACGTATTTATAACTCGGTGCAGTTTCCTTCGATTCGCAAAAACGTAACAAGTACTGTTGCAATAAACACAAAGTATTTGGACTGCCCCCTTGACTTCTTAGCCGTGTATTCTATGGCGGTTGTTGACAGTAATGGCAACTATGAATACTTGCTTAACAAAGACGTTAACTTTATTCGTCAATCGTACCCTAACCCAACAACAGATGTAGGTATTCCCAAGTACTACGCACTATTTGGCCCAACGGTATTAAATTCTGTAGTCTATGACGAACTCTCGTTTATATTAGGACCAACAGCCGACGCAAGTTACAGCGTTGAGCTGCACTATTACCACTACCCCGAGTCAATTGTGCAAAGCCCTGTTGCTACTCTTGGCGCAATTACTGGCGGTAGCGCATATACGGCGGGTACTTACTTTAATGTGCCCTTGACTGGCGGTACAGGTAGCGGAGCGTTAGCAACAATTACTGTTTCTGGCGGTGCGGTAACAGCTGTAACTATCACAAATGGCGGTTTGCAATATACGGCTGGTGGGTCTTTGTCAGCCGCCGCTACAAATATTGGTGGGACAGGTTCTGGCTTTTCAGTGTTAATTAGTACTGTAACTAACTCTGATGGAAGATCATGGCTGGGCGATAACTTTGACACGGTGTTGTTGTACGGCTCATTGGTTGAGGCTTACACCTACATGAAGGGCGAGGCCGACATGATGGCGTTATACAACGGTAAATATAAAGAAGCGCTTGCATTGGCCAAACGTCTTGGTGATGGTATGGAGCGTCAAGATGCTTACCGTTCTGGACAATTTAGACAGGCGGTGACCTGATGGCTATTGCTCAAACCCAGACCACAAGTTTTAAGGCAGAGCTTTATCAAGGCATACATGACTTGACAACTGATGTTATTAAGATTGCTCTGTATACGGCTAGTGCAGATTTAAACGAAACAACAACGGCGTACAGCGCAGCTAATGAAGTAGCTAATACAGGCACTTACGTTGCTGGTGGGGCAACATTAACACCCATTACGGTATCGTCTTCTGGATACACAGCTTTTGTAGGTTTTCCCAATATCTCATGGACGGGCGTTATTACGGCTCGTGGTGCTTTGATCTATAACTCTAGTCAAGGTAACAAATCTATTGCCGTTTTAGACTTTGGTTCTGACAAAATATCTACTGTTACATTTACAATCACAATGCCAGCCAACACCGCTACGGCGGCTCTTATTAGGAGTTCAAATTGATTACCACAACCAAAGGTGATATGGACGAATCATTGCTTGAAAAGCGTGAAGGTTCATTAGATAATAACAACGAAACAACCACATGGGTGGAGTATTGGTTGGATGGCGAGCTGGTGCATCGATCAGCCCATGTCGCCCTAAAGCAAGCACCCATCATTGCTGTTGAAGCAGCATCTTTTACATAAGGAAACATCATGGCAAATACTCAAGCAATGTGTACTTCGTTCCTAGGCGAAATTCTCACTGCAACACACAATTTTGGAACTGCTCCTGTTCGCGCAGTTACAACTCCCGACGTTTTTAAAGCGGCTCTGTATTTAACTTCTGCTACGGTAAACGCGAGTACTACAGCGTACAGCGCTACTAGTGAAGTGTCGGGTACTGGTTATACCGCTGGTGGTGTGACAATTACAGGTTCACCTGCATGGAATGCTCCAACTGCTACTAATACCTCTACAACCGCTGGCACTGCATTTACAACGCCTACGGCTTCAATTACATACACAACCGTAACTTTGGGAACGGCGTTTGACTCAGTGTTGATTTATAACTCTACTCAGAGTAATAAGGCTGTTAGCGTACACACCTTTGGTTCTCAAACAATTACCGCTGGTACATTTACATTGACTATGCCTGCCAATACCACTGCTGCTGCGTTGTTGCGTATCGCTACAACCTGAAAGTAGTGTATGGCTCTCGGGTGGGGCGATAATGCGTGGGGTGACTATGGTTGGGGCGGCGCAATTCCTGTTACAGGTAATGAAGCTGTTTCAACTATTGGCGCGGTCACGTCCATCGTTTCTGTAACAATTACGGGTGTAAACGCTTCAGGAGCAGTTGGTACAGTTGTTCAAAGTCAATCAATCTCTAAGATTGGTAATTTAGCAACTGCGTTGGCTGGCACGGTTGAGGCTTCTGTTACGGTTGCTTTGACAGGTGTTAGTGCAGTTGGTTTAATTGGATCTAGCTGGGGCCAAGGAGCTTGGGGCGATAATCCATGGGGCGGCTCTAGTTTAGGTTTTGCTGAAGAATACAGCAGTGCAGGTGTTAATGCTGTTGGCGCTGTAGGTAGCGTCACTGTTGCTGAACGTTTTATTGCTATAACAGGTGTTAGCGCTTCTGGCGTAGCAGGTACAGTAGCTGGTTTATACGCTATGGAGTTAACAGGCGTTGGAAGTGTAGGCAATGTAGGTACAGTTGGAGTTGCAAATACTCTTGGTTTAACTGGCAATGAGGCTTTTGGTCAAGTAAACCAGATTATTGTGCCGCTAAACTCCAACCAAGCGTTGGCTTCTGTTGGGACTGTAGCCCATGTGATAACTGTAGAATTGACTGGCGTATCCGCTTCAAGCGCTATAGGGACTATGGGAGTGATCAGGACACATAGTTTGACAGGTAATTTGGCAAGAGGCAGTGCTGGAAATTTGGTAGCTGTTTACTGGAAATTAATTGATGACAACCAGTCAACAATTTGGCAAAATATAAACACTTCGTAAGGAACGAACATGGCAGCGACAACAACTCTTTTGGGCTTAGTTACCCCCACACAGGGAACGCTCTCTGGTACGTGGGGCGACACAGTCAACTACGGTATTTCTGACTACCTTGATATTGCCATTGCGGGTACATTATCTTTTGCGGGTGATGGCGCTATTACTTTGGCAAATACCACGGGTAGCTCGTCAGGAAACGCAATAGTTTCTACCACAGCTCAGTACATGGTGATTCGTATCACCGGCACACAAACTGTTACCAAAGTTATCACAGGCCCAAGCTACAGCAAGCTGTACATGGTAGATCACGCAGGCGCTACCAGCGCGGTAACCTTTAAAGCTTCCGGTCAATCCGGTGTGTCGATTGCTGTAGGTGAAAAAGCGTTTGTCTATTACAACGGCACAGATTATGTCAAAGTTTCTAGTATTGGTGCGACGGGTATTCTTGGCCCCGCTGGTGGCGGCACAGGCGTAGCAAACAATGCAGCCAGCACGCTGGCTATCTCGGGAGCTTTTGCAACTACGTTAACTGTTACTGGCACTACAGGTGTTACGTTGCCAACTTCTGGTTCATTGGGCTACCTCAATATACCGCAGTCTGGCTCCGCTAAAACTACTAGCTACACACTTGCTGTAGGTGATATTGGTGAATTTATTGAAGTTGGTGCAAGCGGATCAATTGTAGTTCCTAACTCAACTTTTGCTGCTGGTGATGCGGTTGTTATTTTTAACAACACTTCGGGCGCAATTACACTAACCATGTCAATTACCACTGCGTATATTGGCGGCACTGATGCGGATGTAGCAACTATTTCTTTAGCAACACGCGGCCTTTGCAATGTGTTGTTTATTTCTGGTACTGTTTGTGTTGTGACAGGAAACGTATCGTGAGCGGGATACTGCTTGCTTCTGTTGGGAACAGCTACGGCGCTGCTCCAGTTAACACTGTGGCTCCGGCGGTCACAGGTACAGCTACCGTTGGTCAAACTCTTTCAACAACTGACGGTACATGGACAGGCGCACCAGCGCCTACATTTGCATATCAATGGCAACGTTCAGCCGTAAATATTGGCGGCGCAACTTCTAGCACGTATGTACTTGTTGCAGCAGACTACGCCAATACAATTCGTTGCGTGGTCACGGCAACCAATACACTCGCACCTTCTGGTGTTTCAGCTAATTCCAACTCTACAGCTTCTGTGGCGGGTAATGCCCCTGCCAATACTGTTGCGCCAGCCGTTACAGGTACAGCAACTGTTGGACAAACTTTAAGCTCCACCACAGGTACATGGACAGGAGTACCAACACCAACATTTACGTTTCAGTGGCAACGTTCAGCCTCAAATATCGGAGGCGCAACTTCTAGTACTTATGTGCTGGTTGACGCTGACGCTGCTAATACGATTCGTTGTGTGGTGACTGCGACTAACGCCGTATCTGCCGTAAGTGCAAACTCAAATTCAACAGCTTCTGTAGCGGCTACAGTTCCCGGCGCACCAACAATTGGCACGGCTACACAAACAGGTGCAACCACAGCAACTGTGGTGTTTACGCAACCATCAAGCAATGGCGGCGCTACGATTACGTCATACACAGCAACATCTTCGCCCGGCGGCGGTACAGGCACATTGAGTCAAGCAGGTTCTGGAACAATTAACGTGACTGGGCTTTCAGGTGGAACCTCATACACGTTTACTGTAACTGCAACAAACTCCGCTGGAACAAGCGCTGCAAGTGGAGCAAGTAACTCAATTACTACACCGCTTGCTATTGGTCAAGCTCTTGGTGGAGGATTTTATGCGGGGCAAATATCTACATCTGCTAATGGGGTAGCAACACATAATTTAATTGTTTCAAATACTGTTACCGGACAGGCGTATGGACAGGCGTGGGGAATATACGGAAATACTACAGGAGCTGTCAGTCCTATCAATGGCGCAGCAAATACAACGATACTAGCTGGATTAGGAGCAGCATATGTCGCCGCTACTTTTTGTGAAAATTTATCGTCTGGGGGTTTTACAGACTGGTATTTACCTGCTCCAAAAGAACTTAATACTATTTACTATTTTTTAAAACCCGGCACACAATTAAATGCTCTTGGTTATGGAGCAAATATTTATGCAGTGTTGCCACAACCTATCAATACAAACAATACTGCCGTAGACCCCGCGCAAACGTCGGCTACAAACTTTAGAACTGGGGCGTCAAGTCAAGAATTTCTCCTAACCGGCGGTTACTCGGGTGCGTACTGGACTAGCTCAGACAATGGCAGCGCATTAGGGGCAGACTGCGGGGGTTTTGTAGATGGTCAGCCAATTGGTTTGCCAAAGAACTATCCGCTGGTATTTACTCGCGCTATAAGAAAGGTGGCGGTATGATCTATTTATCAATTACTCAAATTGATGCGGTTACGGGTATCCTTTGCACAGTAGAGCCAATGCGAACTGGGCCAGCATACCCACAGATTAAAAACTGCAATATGATTTGGTGCAACAAGTCAACTTGGCCTATAGCTACAACCCCCGAGGGTATCCTTACACGAGCTCCATTGTTCTTTGGCACTTGCGATGATGACTCAATTATCAACATTCCCGGCGTTATAGCAACTTATACGGCTGAAGAGTACCAAACATTAAAAACGGCAGAATATCAAGCTCGTAAACCATATCCAAGTTGGGTTGGTAATGAAGAAACAATGACTTGGGCCGCTCCCGTGCTTACACCAACCGATAATGAACATTGGTATTACTGGGATGAGCCGAGTCTTTCTTGGATTGGTAAAACAAAAGTGGAGCATTTACCATAAAAACTTTTGAACTTGGTTACTTTGGCAACATATGGGTCAGGCAAAATGTGCTTGAATTAACAGGTGAGGCGCATGATGGTCACGAGCATAAGTTTGACCATGTGACTTTATTGGTATCGGGTAAGGTAAGCGTTGAATTGGCTGGTAGTGATGCCAAAGAATTTACAGCGCCTACATTTATTGTTATTAGAAAAGAACACAAACACAAGATAACTGCGCTGATAGACGGTACGGTTTATTACTGCGTTTTTGCGCTTCGAGATTTGAATGGTGAAGTGATGGAAATATTTGGCCCACAGCACGATCCTGAATCATCAGGCGGCAGAAACGAAGGCTACTGGGAAAACATTAAAAAGCTAGAGAGCACTTAACATGTGGGACTGGGCCGAGGCAATCATTGCGGCGGCCTGTATAGCGGCCTTCGTGATCTTTGGCACGTACATGATTGCATGGGGCGGGACATGGTAAATGCGCTGTCTTTTGATGCTCTTTTTGGTGTTTCTACCGGGAGCATCCACCCAAGACAGGAAGACTGAGTACCGCTGTGTGCGGTGGGCGTGGACGGGTGATGTTTATAACCGCAAAGTAGTATGCCTTGAGTGGCAAAAGGTTGAACGGAAATGATTGATCCTCTAACAGCCCTAGCAGGTTTGACAAGCGCCATATCGCTTGTTAAGAAAGCGGCAAAGGTGGCAAACGACCTAGGTGGCCTAGGCGTGATGGTTGCGCGTATGTTTGACGCTAAGAGCGTTGCGACCAA